GTGTGGGCAGAGTCTGAACTTAGGAAACAATGAAGCGTATTAGACATAGGATTGACGGGTCCACCACCACATATCCGGTTCGTCCATGGACGGTTGATAATAATACAACCGCTCATGGTGGAGCGCCTATTGGTGTTGGATGCCTTGACCCTGACTATTATGATCGATTTATGATCGATCATGTAGCCAAAGGTGCGAGGCACTATCAGGATTGTACTAGTTCAACGCGCGCTCGTTTTTATCTCGAGCGTCGTGATGACCTAGGAAATCGGGTTGACGTGGCACATATCGCTGACACTCCATTAAATGGGGTTTCTGATCGTTATGTGTCCGGTTATCCGATTAGCCGGTTAATCGACAGCTTTTCTGCTGCCGATTATTTTAAGCCGTATGATCTAAGCGTCCTCGGTAATCGTAATGATTATGATTGGACGTTTTCCAATTCGTCTATACCGACTAAGGTTACCATCGACAGAGATCCGTTTGACACGAATTTCTCGGTATGGTACCTTGTCGTCGATGTGTTTCAGCTTAGGGGTTTGTTTGCCTCGCTCTTCTCCACTATTGTGCAGAAGGCGCGCTTTCGCGCGTTGACCGACCGCGATCCTCGCAAAACTGCAAAACAGTTTGCGAATGATCATTTGGCCGTTCAATTTGGCTTATTACCCACTATTGCTGATCTACAGAAGTTCTGCCATCTCATATTGAATTGGCAGAAGCGTTACGACGACCTGAAGGGATTCCTTGAGTCGACAAGGGCTTGGCATGCCGAGCCTTATGTGTTGACTCAGGAATATCCACTCGAACAGTTCTCCATATGGGGAACGACTGCAGTGGATGCGTTTGCGATTACTCAGCTTCCTGTTTTGGAAGCTAGGGTAACTGTAAACGACCGTTCATTCCGAAGAACTGCTTCTTATAGTTTTTCGGCTCCTGAGTTCCGGGGGTGGTCTACTCGTTTAAAGCAGTTCCTTGACGCTTTTGGCGTCATTGATCCTGCTGCCATTTGGGACGTCATACCTTTCAGCTTTATAGTTGATTGGTTCTTTGGCGTCGGCAATTGGCTTCATAAGAATAGACCTCGTTTATTCCCCGCTGACGTCGTTGTACGAGACTATTGCGAAAGCAAGCGTGTCGTCCTCGACGTTAAGTGGTTTATGTCGTATGCTGGGACAATTAGCGGTTCTCCGCCTTTGTCTCAAATTACCGGAGACTATCTTGGCTCCGATATATATACCACATACTCGCGAAAGAGGTTTCACCCTCCCTTCGTGAGTATACCGTCACCTAGGTTACAGGGTTCGGGGATCACTCTCAGTCGCGCTTTAATTAGCGCTTCTTTGATTGCTCAACGTATTCCTGCTGTTCCTAGGCAATAACGGGCAGTCATGCCCATACATCATAACTTAACAGAAGGAGATCCTCAGCTATGCTGACTGACCCACTCGTCGTTAAGTCCTTGGACCCTACACCGGCGACCGCGATTACTGTTCTTGATACGAACAGTTATCCGATCATCGATGCTGGTCCAGGTCGGTCGGTTCGTCGATGTGCGGCTCCCGCCTTTGGAGGCGGGTTCTCGTTCATCCGGCCAGCTACTCTCACTATCTCACATTCCGTGAGTGGGGAGAATGGCTCGACCAAAACCGATCGTGCACTCCTTCGCCTTGATTTCCTCGTTGAGGATGTCAATGGTAAGGAGTTGAAGATGTTTGCTTACGCCGTATTTGGTATCCCGCAAGGGACCCTGTACGCCGAACCGTCGAATCCCATGACCAGCACGCAAGTGCGGAATGGGCTCCTCGGTGCACTCTCGGGGTTGTTGCTGTCTTCTGAGACAGCAGCAACCTTCGATGAGGCTAAGTTTGCCCGCGTTATCGCGGGTGAGAGCTAGAAGCTCTCCGTCTTCAATGATGTTGTGGTTGAGTTGCATAGTTGGGGCTAGGAGGATCGCCATATGGTAATCCAGAATAGCCTAGAGACTTACGTCTCTCTGACTGTGCAGCTATACCATGACATAGCTCAATGTTATCCTGAAGTTCATGAGTCTCGGCTCGATCTTGCAAAGTTGCATTCTCGAGTCGCTGATGAAGGGATCGGCTTCTTAACGAAGTCGCTCCCTTCGCTATGTAAAGCCATTGATTTGGCCTTACATAGTGAGACACCTCTACTAGTCCGTGGTTTCAAGTTGAAACCCGGCACTTCAATTCCCCGATTTCTCGGGTGGTTGATAGAACGTGTCTTCATGAATGATGGATATGTCAGGTGTGAACCTGACATTACCGCATTGAAGCACCTGCGTCAGTTCTTGTACTTTTCGTACAAGTTAAGTCTCCCATACGACAATGACACAACAAATAGAGTCATCGAATCGTTCATCCGAACTGAGTCCGAAATTCGAAACCTCGAATTCCCGGATTCCGCGTACCCTGTCCTTCAAAGAGCTCGGCTGTTTATCAGTCGTCTTTTTGATGGGTTTGATGCTCGGGATATTATTCCTCGGCATGGACCTGGATCGGTTTCGACCGGAGAAAAAGCCGGAGAGAAGTCAAACTTCTCCCGTCTCTACTCCCACGCCGAAAAAGTTTTTCCGTTTTCGGAATACTTCGTACTTGGGTTAAACCAAGTCGCTGATCAGTTGGACTGGATACAAAGCCTCGAAGTCTTAGATTACGGAACGGCGAAAGTCGTTCTCGTGCCCAAGGATTCTCGAGGCCCTCGTCTCATATCCTGCGAGCCACTCGAATTGCAGTGGCTGCAACAAGGCATCCAAGGGGCTTTATACCCCTGGATTGAGAGTCACCCATTGACGGCCGGTCACGTGAATTTCACGGATCAGTCAATTAATCGGTCACTCGCTTTGGACGCATCTCGTACTCGGAAGTACGTTACGCTCGATATGAAGGATGCAAGTGATCGCGTGTCCCTGAAATTGGTCGAGAGACTATTTTCGGGGACTTCGCTCTATGATGCTCTTGTAGCATCACGGAGTTCATGTACGCGATTACCTGATGGAAGAGTAGTGGAATTAAGTAAATTTGCTCCGATGGGAAGTGCAGTATGCTTTCCCATTGAAGCTCTTTGCTTCTTTGCACTAGCTGTCGCGGTGCTGTATACGACCTACGTTGAGCGAGAGAAATCTCGCAACGCGTATAATCCTTCCAAGGATGGCAGTCTGTGGGCGAAGGCCCATCGATCTGTCTTCGTATACGGCGATGATATCATAGTTCGGAGCGAAGACTATGCTCCGATCTTGCAGTTCTTTCCTCTCGTTGGACTTAAGTTCAACGAGGGTAAGTGCTGTATGGGCGGATTCTTTCGAGAATCCTGCGGGTGCGACGCCTATAAAGGCGTCGAAGTCACACCCATCCGAATGCGGACCCAGTGGTCTCATCGTGGATATAGAGATGCCAAGGAACTCGTCTCTTGGGTTGAGTTGTCTAACTCACTCCACCGAGCCGGGTACTGGCGAGTTGCCGATCACATTAAGGATATGGTAGAACGCCGTTATGGCAAACTACCTTATAAACGGTTTAATGACGACTCTGATTTCCAACAGAGATCCTATCGTTATTCCGCT